GAAGAGTTTGGTAGATATGGTGCTATAAACCACGACTGGAAAACTTTAAATGTTTATAATGAAATGCTTGTCCCAATAGCTAGAGAAATATTTAAATCAGATACACTTTTACCAAGTTACTCTATGTTTGTTCACTATGAGGGTGAGCATGCGAAGTTACAATCTCATAAAGATAACAATGCCTGTACATACACTATTGACTTATGCTTATATCAAAAAGATAATTGGTCTTTATTTGTAGAAGGTAATAAATATGACTTAGAACCTAATGAAGCACTTTGTTTTTATGGAGAAGACCAAGAGCATTGGCGTGAAGATTTTCCTAATCCAGAAACAAACGAAGTAGGTCAAATGTTTTTTCATTTCGTAGAACCTGACCATTGGTTTTTCAATGAATAGTTTTAAAGGAAATAATATAACATTTAAAACGCAGATACCTGCTTTAGTGGAGTTAGAACCACCAGTACCTGCAAGTCAAATGATACCTGAATGGTTTCGTAAACTACCAATGGACTTACCTAGACCAGACCATAAGCCGTTTCCTGTTCTTGGTCAAATACTTAAAAAATGGTCTTCACATACTCTTAAAAAATGTCCTGCTGTTGTTGATTACTTTGCAGAGGGATACATAATACCACTATGGTCTGACATCTTTATACAAAGACAAGGTGATGAGTTTCACTTTGATACTAATCATGGAGACAATGGTATAGGTAGTACTATAGAATTTCACAATGAAGCACAATTTGCTACTTACCCATTTAAGAGAAACGATTTAAGAAGAGCTGTTAAATTTACAAGTCCTTGGTTTTTCTATACACCACCAGGTTGGTCAATGTTATTTATACCTCCTCTATTAGAAAGAAATGATGACTTTACACTATTACCAGGAATTGTTGAAACAGATAGTTTTCATCAAGTAAACTTTCCAAGCATATGGCATAGTGAGGGAGATAGAGTTTTACAAAGAGGTACACCTTTTCTACATGTAATACCATTTAAAAGAAGTAAACATAAGATAAAAGTTGAAGAGTTTACAAAACAGGATTATGAAGCTAATAGCAAAGAATCTTGGAACTTACGTAGTAAAATGACTAATGGATATAGAGAGATTACAAGGAAGAATAGATGAAAGTTTGGATAGACCAAGACTTATGTACAGGTGATGGCCTATGTGCAGAAATAGCACCAGACGTATTTACTATGAAAAATGATGGTCTAGCATATGTTCAAGAAGTTGTAGGCAACTTTGGTAAGTTAAAAATATTTAGTGCTATTGATGGAAACGACCAAGGTGCAGATGGTTTAGCTCGTGTTCCTGAAGGACAAGAAGATTTAGTAACAGAAGCCGCTGAAGAATGCCCTGGAGAATGTATTTTTATAGTACCCTAAAAGTATGGTAAATAGATACAACTTAGAATGGGAATTACTTAAGAAAAGTCAAGTAACAGATAGAGCACCCAAATCAACAGAACTTAAAGGTCATATTTATGACTATAGTGAATGTGAATGCGGGTGTAAAAAAGAAGACATATAAACTTCTTTATCTACAACATTAATTAAATACTCTTTTTCTTTATCAGTAATAAGAGACCCTATATCAGAACGTTTACCTCCCTCTCCTTGAATATCTTTTTCATATAAGTGACATATAAGAGGATAATCAACATTAGGAAGTCTAAATTCAAATCCATTTCTTTGTAATGTTCTTGTTTGTAGAGGTTCTTCACTCCAAAATATAGATTCTTTATTAACACCTATACCACCCCATTCTTTAGTACCAAAAGCAAAATTAGCACAGAACTTAGTATTTATAAATTTAAGACTAGATGGCGGAGTTATTGCATGCCAATTAAGTAACCAATCTACTGGTTTCTTTTTGTGGTTATATACTGGTAGCAAAAACCCTTTACCATTTGGTTCTCTAACACCATTTCTAGAAATATATGCAGGTGCATATCCAGTTAGTATTGTTTTACTTGTTTGTGTTCTTAATAAATTTATTAAGAGTTCATCCCAATCTTGACAAAACCAAGAATGTGAGTCTATCTGTAGTACATAATCTTCATCTTCATACATAGAATTTGCTTTATACCTAGCCCTACCAACGCCTAAATGAGCTTTATTAAACGTTTCTAGCTCTAATCGAAAGGATGAGCGTGAACTAAGTCTATCAGTGTAATCTAATAGTTCTTGTTTAGCTACATTAGTTGAATAATGTAAATAAATACCAAATACTAATCTTTCTGGATATTTTGCAGATTCTACTGCATTTTCTATTGTGTGTGATAATTCGGAATCATCCAAAGAACATACTTGAATAAATACCTTTGGTTTAGATTCCATATATTAACATTATACCATGGAAGAACAACTTAACAATTTCCCAGAGGGAACAAGCAGAAAGGCTGTTATTGATGAGCTTATTGACCATGATGATGTGAGAGAGATTGTCTTAAAACAATTCAACTATATGAGAATCAATGGTATTAACTTAGTTCAGGATGCTGATGACTTAGTTAATCTTTATCTTAAAATAGCCAAAAAATTTAAATAATAAATACTAGGAAAATCACTACTATCTAGTACACTATTATCAACGATATTATATTGGAGGAACAATGGCTGAAGAGCAAAATCCTGATAGTCGTGAATTAAGTACTGAAGAATTAGTTAAAATTGCTAATTCACTCAATGCACAAGTTCAACAACAGAACTTAATGATTCGTGACTTAGGCGATAAAGTCGCTAAAAAAGAAGTAGAAAATTCGCAACTCAGGGCTGCGATTACTCAACTACAAGGAAGGAGTGGTGCACCTACAAATACACCAGCCGAAGATGGAGGAAAAGCAGAGGAGGAGTAAGTGGTCTCACTTAACGAATACGCAAATACTGACAAAGTATCTACAGGATATAAACCCTGGAGAGAAAAGTCGCCAGAAAATGCCGAAGCATGGGCTGAAGCTGTCAAAGGCTACAGACAAGATAATCTACCAATATCAACTATTGTTAGATGGTTGCAGTCCCATAAAAATTGTCCATTATCTGATTCAACAATTAGAGGACAGTTAAAATCGTCATTGACTCAAATCGATGGATAGCTTAGATGGTTTTGCAAAATCTGAAAGGGCTATGCAAAATGCTAAAAAAATAAAGAATGAACATCCTAAAGGTTGGGAGCCTGGGATAGATACTGCTAAAAAAGAAATAGTATCTAAACCTATGCCCAAAGCAGAAAAACCAGAAGACCATAGATGGGATGCTTACTTAACTGAATTAGGTTTCAATCCAGATGATTTTGAAATAATAGAGCCATTTGAGATTAGAACTTGGACAGCTAATATGGGTGGTGGGGAAACTCAACAGTTCTATTATTATAAAGCTAAAATAATTTCCAAAAATGCTATCTCTGATAAAGATTTTGATTTTAAAGAATTATTAAAAGAAATCAAAAAAGATAAACCTAAACCACAAAAAGTTAAAGGTGATTCTAGTTTTGTAGTTTGTCTATCAGATTGGCAAATGGGAAAGCGCGATGGAGATGGAACACAAGGTATCGTAAAAAGAATTAATCAAATGATACCTGATGTAACTGCACAAATTAAAGAGCTAAGAAAAAATGGTGTAGATATGTCTAATCTATATGTCTTTGGATTAGGTGATATAGTCGAAGGGTGTGATGGCTTTTATGCCATGCAAACACACTCTATCGAATACGACTTAAGAAGACAAAAAATGATTGCTAGAAGATTGTTAGTAAAAGCATTAAAAGAATGGGCACCCTATTTTAAAAATGTAGTTGTTGCTTGCGTTCCTGGAAATCATGGAGAAAATAGAAAAAACGGTAAAGCGTTTACTTCTTTTGGAGATAATTATGACCTTAGTGTTTTTGATGAAGCAGCAGAAATATTTGCAGAAAATAAAGCTTATAAACATGTTAAGTTTGTTATACCAGAAAATGATTTGTGGCTAACTTTAGATATATCTGGAACAATAGTTGGTTTGGCTCATGGTCACCAATTTCGTACTGGAGGACGTTACTCACATCAAAAAGCAGTTTCCTGGTTATCAGGACAAGCTTTTGGTATGACAGATATGGGTGATGCAGACATTCTTATATCTGGTCATTTTCATCATTTATTTGTAATTAATGAAGGAAAGAGAACTTTAATGCAATGTCCATCGGTTGATGGTGGCTCAGAGTGGTTTGAAAATATCTCTGGTAAAAGTTCTTTTGCAGGTACCTTAACTTTTTCTATAACACCTGGAAAAAGTCAATTATCTTGGGATAATTTAAAAGTCGTATAAACCACTACCTTTGTAAATATCTACTAGAATAACTGTATGAAATTAGATGTAATACGATTTCAGTTCGGTGCAGATGCCACCAATTCCCTTTTATTTATTGATGGCGAATTTGAATGCTACGGATTGGAAGACGAATATAGAGATGTTAAGGTTATGCACGAAACCTGTATTCCAGAGGGAGAATATAAAATCGAGCTAAGAACAGAGGGTGGATTTCACTCAAGATACGCTGCTAAGTATGGAGATTGGCATGAAGGTATGCTTTGGTTACAAGATGTTCCAGGTTTTACTTTTATATTAATTCATACGGGCAATACCGACCAGCACACCTCAGGTTGTTACATAATAGGGGAAACTCAAACAGATTTAGACAAAGGTAAAGATGGCTTTGTCGGTAACAGTGGTGTTGCATACAAAAAAATGTATCCTAAAGTAAAAGACGCTATCAAAGCTGGTGACGAAGTCACTATAAAATATACAAATATTAAAGATTTAATTAATTTACCCGATGTGGTATCTGATTTAAGAGGACAAGTAAAGGTTCTTGAATCAGCCGCTAAAGGTAGACAAATAATATAACAACCATAGGAGATAATCTATGAATTCAAAAGATATGGCATATCTCAAGAATGCTGGAATTAGAGCTGGTAGAACATTTGTGCAAGCATTTGTTGCAGTTATGATTGCTAACCAAGCAAACTTGTTTGAAGCCGATGTTATTATGGCCGCACTTGTTGCTGGTGCTTCTGCAGTAGTTTCTGTTGTACAGAATGCTTTAGAAGACGCACCATTTGCGTTCATGTCCAAAATTCCGAAAGGGTAAGGATTCGATATAAAAAGTATCGGATAGGTACGCAACGAGCTTTAATGGCGGCCTAGTGTCGCCACTAGCTCAGGAATAATATAAAAATGAAGCTTTCAAAAGAACACCCTTTTGTTTTTTGCAACTATTGTGCAAACTCAATAAATACTAATAAATCACCAATGGTGTGCGATAATGATACTTGTACACACTACAACGAAGAAGTAGACAAGAATGGTGATTTGAAAAATGTATGAGTATAATGTTCGAGTTGACAGAGTTGTCGATGGGGATACTGTCGATTGCTGGATTGATTTGGGTTATAATCTTCAAATCCACAAACGTATCAGGTTCGCTGGAGTCAATGCTCCAGAAACTCGTACAAGAGATAAAGAAGAGAAAAAGCGAGGACTTGTAGCCAAAGATTGGTTAATTAATAAAATTGACCCTAAAGCAGCTGGTTCAGAAAAACAAATAGTTTTAAAGTCTTATGAATATGGGAAGTATGGTCGTGTTATCGGTGAATTATTCATCGTAA